GTAGACCTTGCGCCATACAGCGGTTACTTCTTCCCATGTACGGGCAATCGTATGCCCAAAGTCACGCCAATACACATAGTCAACAGGCGCACATTCGTACTCAATGCGTTCTTGATCCTCACGAAAGATACCGCCTTCGGTTTCGGCTTCGTCTGTATCTTCAGTTACCTGTAGCCCATCTTCAGGCATACCTTCAGCCATGCCACCAACTTCACCAGCAATGTGTGGTTCGTAGCGTACCCACGATGTACCACGCCCACCCAGTAAACGGTCTAAGACCGACTGACTCATGGCTGACTTGTAGTCACCATAATGGGTAATCTCATAGTCCAATGCCCGTTCAAGCATCATCGATGCTACCCGTGCTACAGGATCGTTATCCCTAAACCTACGGCTTACATCAGGGCGGGGCAGTCTTGCAAAGATAGCTGGGGTGATGGTCTGAACATTTGACCAAAGAATATTAAACCGAGCATTGGGGTTATTCCTAGTACGGCTGTCATCACGATACCGCTTGATGATGCGGTCAGCACGGGCTTCCCATTCTTTATACGACCTCTCGTAGCCAGCAATACAGTTGTACCAATCTTCGTAGGTGTGATCCATGTTTATATCCTGCGGTGTGTTTGTTTAGGTGTTTGCTTCCACAATTCGTTTAAGGTCACTTCGTTTTCCCCGATAGATACGCCTTTAACCCTTGTATCTTTGAGGATAGGGCTGTCCTCATCTTTCCAAACAATGCTGAGATAACGCATCGCATCGCTAGAGTGTGATGTCCAATCGTGTTTCGGGCGATCTCTAAATACTTTCTTATCATCATCCCACTCCCTTTGGTATTGGCGCAAACATTCAATTAGTTCGTCACACTTATTATCAAACCAACAGCGGGTTAATGCAAGTCTTGTAGCTTGTATTCCATCCTGAAGTGATAGGTTTGGTACGATTTTTAAATGTTTTATGTCAATTTTTGTCGCAATTTGTTCGATTATGCTCTTACCACCACTCGCCAATGTTTTAGCCCTAGCGTCATGGGGTAGGTAGTGATAGCCATACTTGTACCCGTATTGATCCTCTTTTTGGGCTAGTAAACCTGTGTAGTAAGGGATAGCCTGACCGTTACTAGAATGGTGGTCTAACACCCGTATCTCACCGTATACGACCTGAAACCAAATCACAGCCGTGGAATCGTTGAACCCCAAGTCCCAAACGGTATGGCAAGGGAACATCGGGTCATAGTCTACCGAGGTAATGCGCTCAAGGTCTGTAATCCTACGCATCTCCTGACCGTAGAATGCGCCAAGTATTGCGGCTTCAAAGCTACAGAGGAACTCTTGCTCGTACTGGTTATCAGACATTGAGGCTCTTGCATCGTCTAGTTCGGCTTGTGGCAAAAGGTTGGTTTGGTCTGCCCGTAGAGTCTTCACATACCAATTCGGGTTTTTTTGGGCTTCGTTAAAAATGTCATAAAAAGAATTGTGGCCCTTTGGTGTCCCAATGAATGTAGCCCAACCGATACGGTCTGATAATAAAGGACGAATAATCTCACCCCATACTGATGGTTTCATATCGGCCATTTCGTCCATGACTACGCCATCTAAAAAATTGCCTCGAAGTGCGTCAGGGTTATCTGCGCCAAATAGTCTAATCCTAGCCCCATTAACCAATTCAACCCATAACTCTGACTGATTGGCTTTAGTCATGAAAGGCTCAGAAAAGCGTTCCAAGTATCTCCAAGCTACTGATTTGGCCTGTGAGTAAAAAGGGGCAATGTAAGCGTATTGGGCGTGTTTTTTGTTTTCTAGCAGGGCTTTGACTATCAAATCATTAATACAGGCTACAGTCTTACCACAACGCCTGTGGGCTACGATAACTGCCCAGCGTTGCTTACGGGTGTGAAAGTCCTCAAAAACGCTTCTAGGGCGGTATTTCAGCTTTACAGGGCTACTCATCTGCCCATGTGATTCTTATATCGCCACCGTTAGAACCCGTAACCTCATTGACTTGAGTTTCTTTCCATCTAGCCCGTGTCTTTAGCCAAAAGATAGCGGCAGCAGTATTGCCCTTCTTTGCCTGATTAAACAAAGTGCCAGCAATAGCTGAGTTAGCATCTATACGGCCTTCGTCTAGTTCATCTTGGTAATACTTCACTAGCGTATCAGCACTTATTTTTAAACGGGTAGCTATATCCTCATGCGGGCATCCCAATGCAGATAAGCGTTTGACTTGTTCTCTGCTCTCTTTTGAGGGTTTGTGCGGGGGTCTGCCTTTTCCAGTCATTTTTATAACTCCGTTTTAATCCCAGTAATTGTTGAAGGCTTTTAGCGGGTAGAACACTAGGCTATTTCTATAACCACCCTCTGCGGTAGGTCTGATAGGGGTTACACCATGAACATTTCTCCAAGCTGGGTATACCAGCATAGAGTTATCCCTACTGTCTACCGTTGCACCGTAATCAGGAACAGTTGTATTCCCACCTTTAGCATTAACCTTTTTAGCAATAATGACATTCACACACCCCTCAAGATTGCCTGCATCCCTATGGAATGGGGCAGGAATGTTGAAGTTGCTAATGCTTGAGGTGAATAGTTCTCCAAACCTGAACTTTGGCGGCACTTTTTCAGTAATGATCTGTTTTTGTTTAGCGTATATCTCAGGAATAATCTCTTTGACTAGGTTCTCAGATTCTTTGCATAGCAAATACATTGCTTTTATGAAGGTTTGGGCTGTCTTAACCTGATGAACGCTTGAAATAGCTGGATAGGGCCGTTTCATGTGAGGTTTGGGCGGGCAACTTCCAAGAATGGTGCTGAACTGCTTAACCTCAAACTGACTATCTCTTAAACCACTAGAACGCCTCATTTCACTCTTAGGCACTCTTTCACTTAGTAGTTCTGCGTTAGCGACATCGGCAAGCTGTTTGAGCTTTCCTGTAATCTCTTTAATGTAAAAGCCAACAGGCACTCCATCAGCGGTGAATAGGGTGTCCTCAGTAATATTGGGTTCAATATCACCGCAAATATCACCAATCTTTACGCTGTGGTCTATTTTGATTAATTCGACTGTTTTCATTGGGTGCAGTAAACATTAGTACAAGCAGGAAACCATGACTTTTGCCATGTATCGTAATCACGGCTGACGAACTTACCTGTATTACCAACGGGTGCTACCTTGTAATCTTTTTGCAACTTTTCAACAATAGCCCAAAACCTAGGCAAACTAGGGTCTATATCAAAACTCCATTCAAACACTAACTTGTTGAATATATGGGAATAATTCTCTAGGATTGGCATTTCTGCGCCCTCAATATCCATCTTGCAGGAGTCAAAGTTTTTGGCTTCCTCGTTAAAGTTCAGGCATGGAACTTTGATACCCTTGTTATTCCATTTCTTAATGATGGAGTTGCGCCATACATTGTTGTTGTTTCCTATAAATAGGATGATTTCTTTAGTATCGTTATGAACAAGTGCGACCTGCTTTACGGTTGCCTTGAACCCGTTAAGTTTTAGGTTCTTTTCCAGCATCTCGCAATTAAATGGATCAGGTTCGTATACCGTTACATTTGCGCCTTTAGAACAGGCTAGCAGAGTAAACGCCCCTACATTGCCCCCGCAATCCATCCAGTTCTCATCGGGTAGGATTTTGAACCCTTTTTTCTGATATGTATTGTTCCCGATTACTTCTTCAAAGGTTTTTTGATCCGAAAACCCCTCTCGGTAATAGAATTTGATACCCTTCGTTTCGCCCTGTTTAAGGATCATAGCTTGGCTTTCTCAGCCTTCAAGTAGTTGACCAGCATCATGCCTACATAGGCTTTTTCATCTCGCCAAAACTTGACTAGTTCAAAAGCCTCATCGTAATGTTCGGGTTCAAATTCAATCTGAATAGCTTTTCTTACGCCATTTGCCATATCCGATAGTTGTTTACTAACATCCTCGTCATCAAGGATTGAATAGTCTACCTCGGTGAAATTGAGTTCAGATACATCAAAGCCCAAAAGGTCGATATTGAAGTTTTCGTCTTGCAAATCGCCAATCTCAAGTTTTAATAGGTCGTTATCCCATCCAGCGTTTAATGCCAGCTTATTGTCTGCAATGATATAAGCCTTCTTTTGGCTTTCTGTCATGTCTGAACAGTCTATGGTTGGAACTTTGTCTAGGCCTAGCTTTTGGGCGGCTAAGAGCCTTCCGTGGCCTGCAATAACGCCTACTCCATCGACTAAGATTGGGTTGCGAAAACCAAACTCTTTAATGCTGGCGGCAATTTGTGCGACCTGTTGATCGCTATGTGTTCGGCTGTTTTTGGCATAAGGGATTAGCTTGTTTACAGCAACATCTTGAATTTTCATATTTAACCAAGTGGTTGATTAAGATAAGTTAATTCTACTACTATTTTACTTCTTTATCCATGTCTTTCAGTTTGTTGGCAAGCATGGCCCTACGCTCTAGGCGCAATCTCTGTTGTTTTTCTAGCGTGGATTCTTTATGGGTCTGTAATAAGCTGTTTTCAGGCTTAATCTTTTCTTTTTTAAACATCACATATCCTTCATCTTAGAAGCAATCATCTCTCTACGAGTAGGTTTAGCAGTTTTAGCAGATTCTTTAAAGTCTTTAGCGGATGGTGCGCCTTCGCTACCTACCTTACGCATCTTCTCGCCTGATCCAGCCTTAATGCGTTCCCGCTTGGCGTGAATGTTTGCGTATAGTCCTTGTTTAGCCACAGTTCCATCTCCTCATGCTTGCTTTTGCTCGTTCAGCGTTCTTGCTGTTCTTTACTACCCCACCCATTCTTGCACAAAAACTAGCTTTTCTACCCTTATCGGCATCAGTCTTGGGATTTGGGGCGGGGGCTTTTAGGTTAGCGTTGTTCTTGCGATTGTAGGCTTCACGACCTTTGGCGGTCATGCCTGCGCCTTGATCTGTGGGCAGGTAGTTCTTATCCTTACCTGTCGTAGTCTTGGGGATTGGCTTATCGTGCTTTTCTACTGCCGCACGAATGTCATCTCTGCGGCTCATTTTTCCTCAATGTACTTAGCGTAGGCATCCTCTAGCTTTGCCTTGCGACTTCCTTTAGCGTTCTCACGCTCAACGCTTAAAGCAATAGCTACGGCTTGTTTCTTGGGCTTGCCTGCCTTCATCTCGGTCTTAATGTTCTTACCGACTGCTTCGGGGCTACCTGACTTTACGAGTGGCATAAATATCCTTATTTCAAAAACTTAAGTTTATAAGCGGTGCTGTTAATGAGGCCTGCGATCTCATCAATGATATTTTGTAGTTCGGGGTCTTGGGGTAGGTCTTGGCGGGCTTCCTTAACAAAGTTCTGTAAGGATTCCATGTAGCGTATTGGGTCTTTAGGCTGGTGGTACACGCTTGGAAAGGCGTTAAATTTACCGTATTTGCCCATATAAGATTCGGCAAAGGTGTCTGTTAAGCCAACAATACCATCGTAGTATTTAGCAAAAGCCTTATGTTTTGCGTAGGAATCGGTTGACCAATGAAAGAAATGCGTGTTGGTCGCAGAATGTAGCATTGTTGCTAGGAATAATGCACAGTTTTCCATACAAATCCTTATGTAATGGGTGTAGTTTCCTCTATTTTATCAATAACTACAAGACAACCGCCACCTTTTTTTATTGCGCCACGCTGAACAATTAGGGTGTCAATCTGTTCATCGTTATCAAATACACCAGCATCGGCTAGGGCATCCCAAAGGGCTTTAATTCGGTTATCAATATCTTGCTTGCGTCTGTCTTTTGGGTACAGGGTGACCTGCATTTCTAAGCGGGCTGTGCCTAATTTGGGAACTTTCCACTCCACCACATAATCGCTGACTTGGGCTTTAAACTCCTTGCCTGCCTTGCTTACGAATCGCCTGTGTCCATGACTCCCCCAGTAATGATTGACGGAT